TGTCACAATGTCACAATGTCACCTTATTCCGGTGCAATCGACTTAGCCAGACCAATACGTTCAGGACGTAGGGCAATGAAGCCGTGGTAGAACGTAATCGAGCTAAAGCCCAGTTTGCCGTAAGGATCGCTAGTAGTTGCCTGTTCCTTACCCGGTTTCTTGACGATGATACGGAACTTCTGCTTGCCGTTCTTTTTGCCCGAAGACTGAAGACCAACAGTTGCAAACGAAGCATCACCAACCACGAGCATCGGGAAGATGTCGTAGTTACCACCAGTCGCGGCGTAACCAGGGTTTGTACCCTCTTCAGCACCAGCACCTTCCCACTTCATCATCTGAGGAACAATGACAATACGGAAGTCTGCAACAGCACCGATTTCACCATTCAAAATGGTAGCAGCATCGGCGTATTCACGGACTGGTGTAAACGCAGGACGGTTCAAGCCATCAACCATGTCCTCAAACGTAGTCTGAAGTTCAGAACCAGCGTAGAGAATACGTGCAGCGTTCACGGTTTTGGTGTCAGTCATACGAGAACCTTTGATGATTTTCGTATGCTTCGGTGTTTTGTTATCATCCAACGTGATCGCCAATTTCTTCAAATCAGCGTAAGTGATCACGGAAGGATCAGCACCTTCACCAGTCATCTCGCTATCCTGAGTCGCCACACCACCGTACACAACGACACCAGCAGCATTCAGTAGGTCGATTTGCAGGAGGTCTTCGGTGATTTCATTTGCACCACGCAGCATCTCACGGCTCATGTGGCCGTATAGCTCAGAATCGGTATCGAAGGTCATCGAATCTTCGGTGAACTCATAAAAGAAGCCATGCTCTTGCAGAGAACCAGAACGTTCGAGACGGGTGAAGCCCACACGGTTGACGCGGCCACCTTCCTCTTGCATTTCAGGCATTTTGTCAGAGATCGTACCAACGTCACGGCTCGAACCATAAATGTTACCACCTGCGTAGGTAGCACCAGAAGCGTCCAGACCTTGATCGTTGACGTTAAGATCGTCCAGAAGCGGAACATAGTAGTACACTTTCAGTTCTTTGCCGTAGTGCATCGGCATATTGCGAACGTCAGCCAGAGGAGAGAAGAACATTTCTTCTGCCACTTCGATCAACGAACGGCGATCCCAGTAATGGGTGTTGAACTGCGGACCAATGCTAGAAGCTTGGGTCGGAGGATCGTTATAAATCTGAGGCATAGTTTTTCCCTTTCATACTCTCAGATGATTAACTTGGAATACCCAACTTGAGAAACTCTTCGTCACTCATAGTCGCGTAGTCCGGTTCTTGGTTTCCACCATTCGAAGGAGACGAACGTGGAGGTTGCGCTGAAGAGAGTGATGGATTGGGCTGCGTAGTCTTCGGCTCCGAAACAGCCTTCCGTGGCCCAGTGTCAATTGGAGCAGTATTTAGACTCGAATTACGAATCTTCATTTCTGCCCCTCCTGAATGGGGTTGAGGAGAACCAAACACACCAGCTTTTTGCATCGCATCACCTACCTGATGGTAGGCTTGTAAGAAGGGAACGTTGGTTAAATAACCCATTGTCCGCTGATAGTTAAGTTCATCTATAATTTTCCCATATACGCCTGAGTTTTTCTGTTCAAGCAAATTTTGGAAAATTGCGGGTTGGTCACGTAATGCAGACTTGGATTCACTGTCCCAAGTATTATTCACATCAGCAATAAGCTCACGACCACCCGGTTGAGACAGAGTATTGTCGATTGCTTCTTTGAAATCTAAATCTTTCGGATCACCCTGATAATTGGGAGCTTTATATCCGTTGTCTTTGGACGTGTCGAAATCCAGAGGATCAATTCCTTTTTCTTTGAGAAGTTTCTCAATAGCTTTAGGATTACCTTTGGAAATGTCGATCAACTCACTCAGTTTTGCAGGGTCTTTCAAACCATGCTGAGTAAGTATGTGGTCCAACGCACGAAGAGGTTTCATCTCTTGCATACGACGAGAGTAGTTCACACCCATCTGCATAAGACGCACAGCATCTTCAGGAGTACGAACCTGAATTTCTTTTCCGTCAGCTTTGAACGGAGCAGAAACCTTTTTGAAGAAATTGACAGCAGTATTTAATTGCTGTTCATTCAAACCATGGACAGTAGTTTTTGGTTTGTTTTCTTCTTTGTCAGACTCTTTTTCAGAGTCTTTTGCTTTCTCAGGTTCTTTTTCATCTGACTTTTTAGGCTTCTGTGGCTCATTACTTTTCGTCTTGGGATCGAAACCTTCTGGCTGTTCACCGGAATCTGGTGTGCCATCACCTGTTTGTTCTTCAACAGAAACAGGTTTTGGGTCTGAGGAATCAGAGGGGGGTTCTCCATCATCACTATTTGATACGGAGTCACCATCCGAACTATTTGATTCAGAATCATTAGATTCATCATCAACTTCGGTATCAACTTCGGTATTAGGATTGGGTTCGTCGTTGTTCTCTTCTTCATTGGTTTCAACGACATCGGTATTACCCTCCTGATCCATCAAAGCTTGAACCTGATCAGGGTCGAGGTTCATTACTTCGTCATCGGTGAGAGTGTCGAGGTCTAAGTTGACCTGAGCAGTATCTGACATGACTTAGTTTCCTTCATTGTTTTTCTTTTAGTTATGCGTCTTTATGCGTCTTGCTCGGATTGTGCAGTCACATGGGCATCCCATGCTTCTTGTAGGTCTTTCAGTTCCCGACGGGCAATATCGCCATGATGAAGTTGATTGCTCATAAAACGATTGAGATTCCCAATAGATTTGAGATCAGCAAACGAATCTTCAACTGCTTTGGGATTCAAACGTCCAGATGCAATCAATTGACCCAGACGTTTGGGTTCATCTTGCATATACACGCCAATAATCAGAGCTTGGAAATCAGGGTTGTTAGTCAACCGTGCTGCGATGTCAGATTGTGCAATGATTTCTTCACAAGCTTTCTTGTGGTCTTCGTATTCTTCGAAAGTAATCCCAACTTCTTCTTGGGATTCGCCATCAGTGCTTCCATTATAGAGGTCCATCGTATTTTTCCTTTTTGATGGTAGTAGTTAAACGAGTAAGTAGTTGTCCCATTTATTGAGGCAACGCAACAGGCTGTGCATTGGGAAGTGGTTGAGTACTACGCAATGGGGCCATATTCGCAGGTGGGAACGCAGGTTGTTCTTGTGAAACAGGTACGGGGAATTGTCCTCCCCCGTTACCCTGACGTTCATCTTTGCGTTCTGTCAATTCGTTGAAACCAACGGCAGCCTCAATATGCTTAGGGTTTGAATCCCCTTTCAGCAGAGATTTGGTAACTTCCAGATCACGGTTTCCACGAGCCTGAGCACCTTGTTGTTCAACATTACGATCATGACGAACGCCTGTTGCTTCTAGTTCAGTATCCAGTCGTGTATGTTCAGCTTGAGCCATGGCAAGTCTTGCACGAGCCTCATCTAGCATAACATCAACTTCGATTTTTCGAAGTTCCAGTTCTTTCCGTTTCTGTTCCAAAGGATCAGGTTGTGGTTGGTATGAACGGATACGTTCAGCCAAGTGAGGCATACGCTTGAGGTCAGCAATTTCACCCAGAATCATCTGAGACAGACCGGGGTCCATATCTGGTCCCATGGTTTGAAGCATCATACCCAAGTCCTGAGACTTGGCTTCATCTGCACCTTGAGAGGAAATATCCACCTTCAGATCAAAGTTACCTGCAAGGTCTTCTCGTTTAATCTCCACAAACTCTTTGTTTGTGACTCGAATAACCTCTTTCTCCTCAAGGAAGTGAGCATTCATCGAGACAATTTTCACACCAACCAGTTTGATACCTTCAGCCAAACGACGAAGAATACCCATCTCACGTTGTCCAGCAGCATCCATAGCACCAGTAATACCACGAGCAACACGACCGTATGCTTCACCTGTGATACCACCTGTGAAACTCTTCACACCAGACAGACCTTCTGCCTCAGCATTTTGAATTTGACTCATTTGAAGAGCAGACTTAGGAATCTCAGGATAGGTCATCTGTTGGATTTGCTGACGAGGATCACCATTCGGATTAAATTCAAAATCCTCACCACTCACGAAACGACGACGGTTTACAGGGTCCAAGAATCCTTTTGCGTAACCAGTTTGGGCATTTGCAGAACGACCCAGAAGGTCGATCATCCCACGAGTAGTTGCACCTAGAATACGCTGGTTGTCTTGCAATAGAGAAGCATCTGCTTCTCCAAATACAGACTTCAGAATCGGCATATATGGAACAATGACAAACGGAGGTTTTCGATCAGGGAATGGGTTTTCCGTCATCTGAATGATGGTGTCACCAATCCAAGTAACAACAATCGGAGTCATAACTCC